CGTCATCTTTAGTAATTGCTAAGCCAGTTTTAAGATCTTTAGGAAAACTAATTAGTATTTGATCTGCAACGTTAACATCTTTACGTTTCACTGCTTCCTGTAATCTGCTGTTTAATATAGCCTGTAGACTATTTTGACCACTTTGTAACATTTCGACTACAGATGAGCCAACCGGCGATGCATCTGTTTTAAGTTGTGAGTACACTGTTGAATATGCTTTTTCGTTAAACGGATACGCATCAATTTCATACTCTGAACCTTTTCCCGTAACCTTCATTGAAAGATTCATTAGTTTAAGAGGAAAATGTTTAGTAGTAGCGTCAATTTGCACGTTTTGTAAATTAGCGTCAATGTGTCCTCTAAATTCTAATGATAACAACAGTGGCATATCTGTATAATTTTGATGTCCGGCAGTTAGTGCTGCAGTCTGTAACACTTCAAAAAACATGCCCATGCTATAAGGTTCAATAATTTTTATTTTAAATCCGGTAGCATTGGTATTGCCAGTGCCTGGATTAAACCCAATACTACTGTCTATTTGTAGATTTTCTATAAAAAATTCGTAAATGCCGGTGGGGTTTGATAATGTTTTATATGCGGTAGGAATTCTGTTATTAGGACTTCCGCTACCGCTTTTTAAAATTAGCGGTCCAAGTATGCCCAATCGATAAGTTTCGTCTGGAAAATTAATCTGTGTATCATCTAGTACACTTAGAGAAAAAATATAATTAAAGGAACTATAATTATTCAATATATTAGGAACGGGGCCGCTTAATCCTGATGCAACTGTAGTAATTGCTTTAACAGCATTTTCAAATAAGTTTCCTAATTTGTTAACATTACTCCTAGCCTGTTCAATAGCAGATTGTATTTCTGATGCTCCCGGAATGGCGCTAGTGATGTTACTGATGTTGACACTTAATCCGGAAGTTATTAAATCCTTAGCTTTACTAATAGTGTTAGATGCTGCACTAAGAGCAGATGCTACTCCGGTATCTTGAACTACTTGTTTAGCGGTATTAGTTAGAGTTGTGGCGGCTGAGCCAACATCAAAACTAGGCATATTATATTCCTAACACTTTGAATAGACCAGACCGTTTAGGAATATGTATTTCAACCCCCGGAACAAAATCGTATATCGGATCTTGCAAAATGTCTAAGTTTCGTTGTATAAAAACCCACCAAAGTTTAGACGATCCATATAGATCGTGTGCAAGTAGATCGGGTCTGTGAGTATATTGCGGTTCTATTTTGTAAACAAAATCGTCAGCTTCTGCAGCTACTGGTCTAATACGTAAGATCCCAAGATAGTTTTGCACAGAGCCGGTATTGTACCAAGGACTGGTGTTAGCATATTTGGCCATTAGACGTATCCTCCGTTGACATATCCGCCATTGACAAAGGTCTGTAAACTAAATTGTCTTGCTAGCGTTCTACTATAGATAGGTTGGAGTGTAATGTTTAGTGTACTCTTAACTGGAACCCAACTATTGCCGGAGGTTCCAAAAGATCCGCCATTGGCTATTGATCCTTTTAGGCCGCCTAACAAATTACTAACTCCAGCAACGGCTCCGCCGAGGGTAGCGGCTGCGCCTAGTGCGCCAGCAATTTTATTTGCACCTATTGCGCCTGCTAGTCCTGCCAATTGTCTTCCAGAACTGGAAAGTCCTGCAATAGAACTTAATGGTCCCGACCCACCGCCAAGGCCTAATATGCCTGCGGCAGCAACACTAGTGTTAATGTAATTTACATCTGCAGGAAGATCTACGCTAAAGCCTGTTACTACAACTGGTACATTTTTAAAAACGTAGTCGCCGTAGCCGTTTAGTTTTAATATAGGCGGTGGATTTCCTGATAGGTCGCCTTCGCCGGTAAACATTTTAGTGGCGCTGCGAAGTAAGTGAACAGCTGCTAACCAATAAAGAGCTTGTGCGCCGTCTTCTACGTTAAAAGCACCAACAACTTGTATCCTATCAACTCTACTATTTTGATAAAAAGTAAATTGATAGTTTTGATGCGTCAGCGGCTGATCTTCGTATGAGGCAGAACTATTAATACTGATTGCAGGAGTGTAGGGAAATACTAAGCCGCCAGCTTGAACTAATGGAGATAATACAGTACTACCCATAAATGCTGAAGGAACGCTGAGTCTAACTCGCCAATCGTTGCTGGCATCTGCGCCAGCAAATGATGCGGCTGCATTAGTTAAGAACGATCCCACTTCACCACCTGATGGTAGATTAATACTTCGTAATTTACTGATCAGAGCAGCGGGATTCGATAAATTATTAAGCGCACCGGCAAGATTACTAGCGGTATTAAGAACACCTTTTGCAGCACCTAGTGCGCCATTAACTACGTTTAGACCAGGGCCTACATCAAATAATGCCATATCATCTCCTTTGGTATATTATTTAGTTGACAAAATTAAGTGCTTAGTTTATAATAGTAGAAGAACATAGGAATCTTATGAAAGTAAACTATTTGAATAACAAGGATTTATTAGACGAAATCCATAAAAGTAAAAACACGTTTTGCTCGTTTACTGATCCAAAATATCACAGATACGATTTAATACTGCCGTCAGTTGATAAAATTAACATTAGAACTGTTGCAGAAGCAAAAAGAGCAAGAGCAAAACGTCTAGGTCAGGAAGAATATGCTAGACGTAAAGAAGCAGGGGAAAAGGTTAAACAAGCAGACTGCGAAGTAGACTACAAAAAAATTGCCAAAACAGATATTGTGTTTAGAATTATGACATTTGATCATATTCCCTTAAACGGCACTCGTAAAAAGAATCCTAAAACACTAGCAGATCATAGAGATAAAGTTAATTTTCCTCCGTTCCAGCATTGGAAGTTTGACGATAAGGATATCATTGGGTGTGTGGGCAAAAGTCATTGGCAGGGCGATTTGGAAAAAGGTAAGTTCAATAAAGATCACGGACAAATTACCAACACACTAGCTCGCATGTATATTAAATTATGTGAACGATATGCTACTCGCGGCAACGTTCGTGGATACACATACAACGACGAAATGAAAGGGCAGGCTATTTTACAATTAACACAAATTGGTTTACAGTTTGACGAAAGTAAGAGTGATAATCCGTTTGCCTATTTTACAGCAGCCGTTACTAACAGCTTTGTTCGAATTATCAATTTAGAAAAACGTAATCAAAATATTCGTGACGACTTACTAGAAATGAATGGAATGAATCCAAGTTATACTAGAATGGGCGCTGGTGACCATGCTCATGCTGTCAAACGATTTGAAGGTTCTGAGGATTGACTTGTTGTATTATAACCACTATAATATATCAACGGAGATCACATATTGACTAACTTATTTAAAAAAGTAGCCTGTTTTACGGACATTCACTTTGGATTGAAATCCAATAGTAATACCCACAATCAAGATTGCGAAGATTTTGTAGACTGGTATATTACTAAAGCAAAAGAGGAGGGGTGTGATGTTGGCATCTTTATGGGCGATTGGCATCACAATCGCAACAGTCTTAATATTACTACTATGGACTATAGCCTTAGAGCCCTTGAGAAACTGGGACAGGCTTTCGATAAGTTTTATTTCTTTCCTGGTAATCATGATCTTTATTACAAAGATAAGCGGGACATCCACAGCGTGGAGTTCGGAAAGTATATTCCTGGCATCACTGTGGTACACGAGCCCACTACTATCGGTAACGTTACTCTATGTCCTTGGCTCGTTGGGGAAGAATGGCGATCAATAGGCAAGAAAGGTGGCAAGTACATCTTTGGTCACTTTGAACTGCCCAGCTTCTTTATGAATGCCATGGTTCAAATGCCAGACCACGGTGAAATTGCCTTAGATAGCTTCACTGGTTACGAGCTAGGATTTAGTGGACACTTTCATAAACGTCAACAACAGCGTAACATGATCTATATTGGCAATGCCTTTCCGCACAACTATGCAGATACATGGGATGATGACCGAGGCATGATGGTTCTCGAGTGGGGCGGAGAACCAAAATATATCAACTGGGAAGACTGTCCTAAATTTAGAACCATAAAACTAAGCCAACTGATCGACGAAGCTGACACACTGTTGTCTAGCAAGATGCATCTCAGGGTGGCACTAGACATCGATATTAGTTACGAAGAAGCCAGCTTTATCAAAGAAAAGTTTATGGCTGATTACGACATTAGAGAACTTACATTAATTCCTGAAAAGAAAGAAGTTGAGATGAACACTGATATCGATATCCAAGCATTTGAAAGTGTGGATCAAATTGTCAGTAACCAGTTAGTCAATATACAAAGCGATACGTACGATAATAAAGTACTGTTATCCATTTATAATAGCCTATGATTAAAATAAAAGAATTAACAGTGAAAAATTTCATGAGCGTGGGTAATCAAACTCAGGCTGTGGACTTTTGCAAAGAACAACTTACACTAGTGTTAGGTGAAAACTTAGATCAGGGCGGGGATGACAGCGGCTCACGTAACGGAACTGGTAAAACTACTATTGTCAATGCATTGAGTTTTGCATTATTTGGCACTGCGCTCACTAACATTAAAAAAGATAATCTTATTAACAAGATTAATAACAAAGGAATGTTAGTTACTTTATCGTTTGAGAAAGACGGAAACAAGTATAAGGTTGAGCGGGGTCGCAAACCTACTGTAATGAAGTTTTATGTAAACGATCAGGAACAGGCAGCGGCCGAAAATGACGATAGTCAAGGTGACATGCGAGAAACTCAGAAAGATATTGATGAGTTGTTAGGTATGAGTCACGACATGTTCAAACATATTGTTGCTCTTAACACCTATACCGATCCATTTTTGAGTATGAAGGCAAATGAACAACGAGAAATTATCGAACAACTATTGGGTATCACTCTATTGAGTGAGAAAGCAGATCTATTAAAAGAGCAGGTCCGCATTAGTAAAGAATCAATCTATCAAGAAAACGCAGACATTGAGGCTGCTAAAAAGTCCAATGAGAAGATTCAAGTCAGTATTGACGGGCTAGAAACTAGACAAAAAGTTTGGTACACACAACAAGAAACAGATTGTGATAAAATTGCAAAGAGTATTATAGAACTACAATCAGTTAACATTGATAAAGAATTAGAGCAACATGCTAAACTAAAATCGTACGACGAACTTAGTACTAAGATTAAAAGCCTAAACAAAGAACGTGCCACATTAGAAACTGCACTGATGCAGGCAGATAAAACTGTTAAGAAATATGAACGAGAAGTAGAGCAACTTAAAAATAAAACATGTCATGCTTGTGAACAAGAGTTGCATACTCATAAACACGAAGAAATGACAGCTGCGGTAGAAAAGAATTTAAAAGATGCTATTGAGTATCTAACAAAGATAGGCAATGACTATGCGCAGGTTGTAGGAGAGTTGGACACTATTGGCGATATTAACGGTAGACCCAACACATATTACGATACCGTCGAAGAAGCATTAAAACACCAAAACAATTTAATTAGCTTAGAACAAGCGTTAAGTGTAAGGCAACAAGAAAAAGATCCATATCAAGAACAAATAGACGACTTGCGTAATACTGCATTACAGGTAATTTCTTGGGACAATGTAAATGCTGTTACTACATTGAAGGATCATCAAGAATTCTTGCTTAAACTATTAACTAACAAAGATAGTTTTATCCGAAAGAAGATTATTGATCAAAATCTTGCATATCTAAACAATCGTCTTACTTACTATCTCGATCGCATGGGATTACCACACACAGTAATATTTCAAAACGACCTCACTGTTGAAATTACACAATTGGGGCAAGACTTAGACTTTGATAACCTAAGTCGAGGCGAACGTAATAGATTAATTCTCGGCTTGTCATGGTCATTCCGTGATGTGTGGGAAAGTTTATATCAGAACATTAATCTGTTGTTTATCGACGAGTTAATTGACAACGGGTTAGATGCATCAGGTGTTGAAAATGCACTTAGCGTCTTAAAGAAAATGGCACGTGAACGAAATAAAAACATTTATCTAATCAGTCACAAGGATGAACTAATCGGTAGAGTAAACAATGTATTAAAAGTTATTAAAGAAAATGGATTTACCAGTTACTCGAACGACTTAGAAATTATGGAATGAATGAAGACGCACACATCCGGCTGATGAGAAAGATACATGAGTATTATAAGGTTAACCAAACTTGGGAAGCCAAACAAACTCATACAGCCGGCATGGAGGCACGTAAGCTGCTAAGTGAGATTAGAAGCATTGCGTCAGAGCGTCGAGAAGAAATACAGACTGTTAGGGCAGAAAAACCCAAAATAAAATCACCAAAATATAGGCAATCAATTCTCAAGGACAGGCAAGACCAAAACAACTAACTAGTTGATGTCATGGTATTATCAACAATCATTAGTCGAAACTATTTCCGAAGAATATATCGGATTCGTCTATTGCATTACTAATAACATTACTGGTCGCAAATATATAGGCAAGAAATTAGCAAAATTTTCTAAAACAACTTATAAAACAATAAAACTTAAAAACGGCACTAAGAAGAAAAAGAAGATTCGTTCTAAAATCGATTCTGACTGGCCGGAATACTATGGCTCAAACGACCAATTAAACAAAGACGTACAAGAAATAGGCGCAGAAAATTTCACAAGAGAAATACTTTACTACTGCACATCAAAGGCTGAATGTAGTTATATCGAGGCAAGAGAGCAATTCTCAAGGCGAGTATTAGAATCAGATGACTACTACAACGGACAAATATCTGTTCGTGTACACGGCAATCACATCAAAGGCAAACAACTAAACGGTTAAAGCTCGCGCAGGCTAACATCATGTGCCCTAAACCTGGATCTCGGATCGCAGGGATGGAAACCTCTTGCCGTTAAGAGTACTCAACCACTATCCTTTACAGGACGAGGATCGCAAAGCTGCCGCGGTTTGGTTGTTTAAAGGAAAAAAGGCAAAAAGAGGGTTAATAGCCCACGTTTGCAAGCATGTTAGCGTATGTTTGTAGACCGCCGTCATATAAAGACACAGCTCGAGGTACCGGATGACCGCCTCTGTAATGCTGTAACGCTAAGTGGATTGTGCAACTCAGATAATGTTCAATTTTACTTTGCCCGCAAGGGCAAAGTGTGACTGAACAATCTAGATAATATTTAAATGCTTCGCATTAAT